ATGGAGGTCAAAACATGGGAAGAGGTGTTCGAATGATCCAAGATGATGACATGCTGAAAGACGAACCGCTGCGAGATATCCTCAAAGGAAAAACGTGCAGGCAGGCGCGACCCCCCCACCGGACCACAGGTGTCAGCTCGACCCCGGGAGGGGTGGAACAGTTATCCCGGTTACAGACACGCGACAGAGGGGTATCTCATTCTGACTCTATGGACCCATATATTTTATTGGGGATGTGCCTTGTATGCTTTGTGGGGTGCGGAGTGATTGGATGGATGCTGCCGACTGGGACAGGGTTGATCTCCTCAATTTTTTTGGCGTTTGCGGGAGGAGGACTGCTGCTGGCGGCGTGTCTCTGCAAAGAGAGACAGGATATGCGAAAGAGACCCGAGCCCAAAAATTTTTCTTCTTCTGTTCTTTCTGAAGTTCCGGTGACGTCTGAGGCCCAGACCCCTGGGGATATGTTTGATGAGCTGACTACCGAGTGCGCGAAGTGCCATGGCCCTCTCGAGGGGAACGGATACGTGACCAATAAGCGCGAGATCGTCTGTATGAAATGCTCCTGGTGGTGGAATACCGACACGGTCCGGAATGTGATGATCGATCCTGAGACGTACCAGATGACCCGGGATACGTGGCTGGCAGAGGGTGAGCATTTCGGGTTCAGGGAGAAGGACAAGTCTCAGATGATCCCCGGAGACGGAATGTTGCTGGTAGCCCCCGAGAAGTTGGACAGGCTCAAGAAGCACCTCGACGAGCAGAACCAGCCGGAGAACCCGGTACGGGATTGCGGGAACTGTGAGTATCTAAAAAAGAAACTCTCTACACAGCCCTGCAAGGATTGTCGTGGACGCCCATTGGGAAACCCTTCAGGGTGGGTTAGGAAAGGCATTATCGACAAGATGATCGAGTGCGGGAAGATCCTCGATAAGGCTGGATTCCCAACGATTACGACGGAGAAACCATGAGAGCCTTTGGCGAACACCCCAGGGTATGCGACTTCATTACCGAACTGATCAACTGGCGCCGTGAGCAGAACCGGGGCATGGGCGAAATCCCGATTACACAGTGGATGGCCGAGTGCCTGGAGAAGGAGATGGGCGGCGAGGTCAAGTGTATTGACGAAGTTCCGCTGCGGGTCGTACCCAACAGCGATTGCTTGAATGTGGGGCTTGGGCTCAGGATGGAGGAAGTATGAAAGAACGATACCCCCAACTCCAAGACGGCGAATGTACGACGATCAAGTATTTCCACCGCGATGGGTACAAGGTGGCGTGCCTTCGCTTCTGCTGCTGCGATTGCGGTCTAATCCATACGATTGTGATGATCCCGCTCTTGACTAGGCTGAAGATGTTTTTCTATCGTGACAACCGGGCGACAGCAACCCGGCGCCGGGGCAAGGCGCTGCGGGGGCTGAAGATCCCAAAACAGGAGAAGGGCAAATGATTGAGAACGTACACGAAGTCGACGAGGGCCAGTGGGACCGCTGGAACGAAGCGCAGCGCAAGCTGTTCAATGCCGTCTATGAGTACCTGAACGAGAATCAGGATATCATGACGCATTCCGACGCAGCTCCGATCGAGGATGAGCACTGGCATGTCACAGCCTTTAACGCGGCGTTCACCGCGGCCGGTGAGGTGTCGGCATGAAGAAGGAAGACCGAGACTGCGTATGCGGAGGCAAGAAGATGCAGATCACTGGGACCACGATCAGGTGGTGTAAGAAATGCGGACGCCTGAATTATCCCTCGAAGGCAGGAAGGGTCTTTCGTAGTCCTGATGTAACAGAAGGCAAGCTCTTGTGCGGGAGACAACCATGAAGATGATCTACCAACCAAAGGGACGCCGTGCACAGGAATACGCCGAGTCTGCAGAGGGTAAGGGAGACGGCTACGCGCTGAACATCTACAAGGGCTGCACTCACAAATGCGCTTATTGCTACGTCCCGTGCGGTTTCCCGTGGAAGACCTACCCGGATCCGCGAAAGACGTTCCATGAGAAGGTGGCGCCAAGGGTGGATATCCTGGAGCAGCTCGACAAGGATCTCAAGGAGATGGTCAAGCTCGGTCTCGAGAACAACCCGATTCATCTGTGCTTCACCTGTGATCCGTACCCGGAAGAGCATAGCCATGTGACCAGGGACTGTCTGCTCATCATGGAAGATCACGGCATGAAGAATGTCCAGGTCCTCACGAAGGCCGGTCTCCGGGCAGAGCGGGACTTCGACATACTGGCGCGGAATAAGTGGAAGTTCGGGAGTACGGTGGTTGCCGTGGATCCCCTGTTCTACAACTTCCACGATAGCCACGGTCTCGAGCAAGAGGGATGGGAGCCAGGCGCTACGCTGTTCGATGAGCGCAAGGCCGCGATCCAGAAGGCGCATGACTGGGGGATCTTCACCTGGGTAAGCATTGAGCCGGTGATCAACCCCTCGGAGTCCCTTGAGGTGATATACAGACTGAAGGGCTGGGTCGACCTCTGGAAGATCGGGAAGCTGAACCACGGCGACCAGATCAGTCCCGAGTGCGCGGCGATCGAGAAGGAGACCGACTGGGGTGATTTCGTCTCCCGGGCAAAAGAGCTGCTTGGGGATGACACGGTGATCTGGAAGAAGAGCCTGAAGAAGTGGGTGGAGTAGAGTATGATGAACCTCGATGAAGTACCAGAATCGGTGAAGAACTACTTCGATCATTCCCGACCGGGATGGAGGAAGCCGTTTGAGAACCCGCCGAGCTTTCTGCAGAGAGTCGAGTTGGTTGACCCAATCACGTCCGGGTCAATTCTTGTGCGACTGAACTGCGGCCACGATAAGTTGGTGAGTCAGCGGAGGGGCCAAAAAGGCGGCGAATGGAAACGTGAACGAGAATCGTACATTGAAGGCACTGAGGTCATCTGCGATGCGTGCAGGAACGAATACAAGCCCAGACTCGAAAGAATCCACGTCGTATGCCAAAGCTCTCTGCGATCTTGACGACCCTGATTTTCAGAGTTACACTTCTGGCCTCATGAGTCGGTACGCTCCCGGAAAGGCCGGCAGCGATATCGGCGGTAAACCGCAGCGCAGAACAGGAGATAGTCATGAAGAGCAAAAAAGGTAAGAAGGGTGGATTCCGCGTGAAAGGGAAATCACCAGGCGGCGAAACATATCCGGCAAAGGCCAGTGGCCTCGCCATGAAGAGTAAGACCAGCGGCGGCACAGGTGGCGAGAGCTACCCCTCCGGTGATCTCCAAGCGTCTCCGGCGTAAGGAACGATGGCATGACACCAGAAATCGAGGTACTAGAATGGGATCATCCACAGATTTTTCTAGTACCTCGATTCTGTACGACCTCCGATCAAAAAAAATGATCTCCACGCTCCGTAAGTCCCTCGAAGATGCCGCTGCCGACGTAGGCGAGATCTGGCAAGTAATTCGAGACACCAATGGTCTCTTTAAGATCATCTTCCATTTTGTCAAATGCGGCCTTGATACCTGGACATGGTCCGCAACCTTTCCTAACACATCAACGCACGGGAGAAACTAATGGGCAATCTCAGCAGATTGGCGCAGAAGATTAAGAACTGGGCAAAGCGGAAACCAGAGGCTCCGAAGACCAAGGCAGAGAAGCCGATCGAGGAGACCCGGAAATACAAGCGCCGGCACAAGATCAAGGTTCGGTTCAGTATCAGCGGAAACCGGGCCGTACTCGACCTCAGCAATACCGAATACAAGATTACCCCGAAAGGCTGGCGGCGCATCACGCCCAGGCCGAGCAACAAGCGGGACAGGATTTTGGCGAGACGGGCAAAGAGGCTGGCAGCATGAATAACACAGAGACAATACTGGAACCGCGCAGTATATCTGTGATGCGGAAATGCAGAGGCGTCATCGAACTCCTTGGTTGTGCCCTGAGATTGATCTTCGAGAAGAGGGCAATCATGCAGACCAAACTGGAGTATCTGACACTCCAGGACAAAGAAGAACTTGTAAGCCAAATGCACATGGTGCAGTCCGGCTTTGTCTCCTGCCGGAGAATGGCAAAAGAGTTGATACAGTGTCATTTCCGCGAGTCAGGTCCCGGAATCCACGTTGAGAGACGAACGTGCGACGGATGCGGTATAGCCTTCACCTACACCTACCAGATAAGCAGACCGCCTGATCGCCCGCCCATTTGCTGTTCCATTACGTGTCGAGAGAAGGCATTGGATGAACTGGGCAGGCGACGAGGATAACCAATATCGATCATCACAAAATAGGAGGAGATCATGGGCAATGAAGTGAAATGTGAGCGCGTAGTCATGTTCCGGGTGATACCGGCATGGGGAACAAAGAACCTGCGGGTATCGAAGGTCAATTGCGTGAGACGGGGCAAGACTCTCTATGTCCCGAATAGCCGGATACGGAAGTACGGCAAGCCGAATCTGCATCCCACAGCCAATGCGGCGATCGACCAGCGTATCAAAGAGCTCAAGGGCGAGATGGATCCAGAACCGGACAAATGGATCGAAGATATCAAGGGCACGATTAAGACGCTCACGAAACTCAGAACGTGACACAATAACAGGGGGGGGGTAGCTGACGTGAGAGACCGCATTCATGGGTTACGGGTGAAGCAAGTAAGTAAAGGTTGCAAAACCGATAACACCTCGCGGGAACCCATGAATCGCTCCACGTCGGCTCCCTCAACAAAATCATGAAGAACAAAAAACCAATACCCTTCCCGAGGAAGAGATCCTTCAGGCAGAAGGCCAAGCAGCAGATGGACCATAACGTCGAGATGGCCCGATTCAGCGAGGAGCTGTTGAAGCGTGTCTACAGAACCTACAAGATATGCTACGGTCTCCATGATCGAACCAAGGGACTGAAGGTGACGCCGCTCGCCTTCGTGGTCAAGAAGCAGATGGAGGAGATCTGCGCGGCACTGGGACCATATTGTACTGACGTGACTGAACTGCAAACAGGAGGAAAGCCAGATGCCAGTGGAGCCGAAATTATACAAAGGGAAGATACGACAGATCGACCTGGCGGGAAAGAACAAGGGGAAGCCAGCCCTGAACAAGAATGATAATCCGGTCGACGGCGGTGGCTGGGAAGATACCCCCGCGAATCTAGCCAAGGCCACGCGCCAGGCAAACGACTACATCAACCCGAGCGAACGCACATGACCTTCGACGCATCTGACTATGGGGCAATACCTGAGTACGTGCCCGAACCTACCCCCAGGCTGTTCCATGCCAGCAAAAGGTTTGTGCGTGGACTCAAGGGCCCTGTAGGCAGTAGCAAGTCCAGCGCATGCTGTGAGGATCTCCTGATGAAGGCGTTCAATCAGAAGCCTTGGAAGGATGGTGTTCGCCGTACTCGGTTCGCAATTATTAGAAAAACCTATAACGAACTCTTAAACACAACGATAAAGACCTGGCAGGAGTGGTGTCCGGAAGCAGCAATGCACATCACAATGTCTCCCCCGCCTCACGGCCGCATGGTCAAGAAGCTCGCTGACGGAACTACGGTCGACATGGAGGTTATCTTCCTGGCCCTCGATGAGGAGAAGGACGTCGACAAGCTCAGATCGCTCGAGCTGACAATGGCATGGTTCAATGAGGCAAAGGAGATACTGAAGGCCCACGTTGACATGGCTACCTCCCGTGTCCGTAGATACCCTTCCCCCAAACTCGGAGGCCCGTCATTCACTGGCATTATCATGGACACCAACCCGCCGCATGATAAGAGCTGGTGGTACAAGCTGTCCGAGCTGGAGTGTCCCAAGAACTATGAATTCTTCGACCAACCTCCAGCCGTGATCGAGGTCCCGCGCAAGAACGACGATGATCCTCTTCAGTTTATCCCTAACCAGGGCCAGGGCATCTACCCACCGGCAGAGAACATCAGGAATCTGAACGGTGGCTTCCTGTACTACATGGAGCAGATAGGCGGCAAGGACCGGGACTGGATCAGGGTCAACCTGGAGGGACTGTACGGACAGACTCTCGAGGGCAAGCCGATCTATCACGAATACAACGATGATATCCACTGTGCGAAATTCGATCTTAAGGTAATGCGCGGTCTTCCGATCATCGTAGGCATGGATCTTGGTCTTACTCCGTCGGTGGTGTTCCTGCAGATGTCTCCCATGGGGCAGCTTCGAATTGTTGACGAGCTCTGGTCAGATGATCTTGGGATACGATCGTTTGCCCGTGATCACCTCGTTCCGCACGTCAGGAACAACTACGAGGGTATGGAGCTGACCTATGTAATCGATCCAGCCGGTAAGCAGCGGGACCAGAACACCGAGATAACCACGCTCGAGGTTCTGGCCGAGTGCGGCTTGCGGGCTGAACTGGCATCTACCAATTCATTCGAAGCCAGGCGCGAAGCTGTAGCGTACTTCATGTTACAGGCCAGGGACGGTATGGCCGGCTTCATGATCTCGAAGAAGTGTGACCGGATCCGCACAGCATGCAAGGGCGGCTACTGTTTCAAGATGCGGCGAGGATCCGAGGGAGTCACGTATGCAGACAGACCCGATAAGCACAATCCCTACACGCATATATCTGATGCTCTGCAGTACGGAGCGCTCGCGTTCCGCAGTGGATATGTCCAGAGCAGGGGCCCCCAAGGGGCTCCAGTTGGAGATGGTCAGGTACATGCCCTGCCGGTCGAACAAGTCAACGCTGACGGATGGACGTGATCTGGGTCATTCTGACCCCTTTTATTCGCAGACTTGACAATCCATTCTCAACTGTGATATACTATCCGCTGTTGAATGGGATAAGGTACAAGATGTGGTGTACGATGTAGCACGCATAAACATATTTTAGGCAAAGCCAGTAGCGGAGTAAGCTCCCGCCGCTGGCGAACGATTTTCGGAGCACGGCCATCCAGGGCTGGATACTTGGGTGGCCGTGCTCTTTTGCCGTTTAGGGACCATATATGGCTGACCAAGTTCTTAAATTCGCAGACGCCAACGCTGGCAGTCTCATCCATACAGCCAACAATTCCCAGATCCAAGAGCGCGAGCAGGCCATAAAGGATGCCGAGCTCCTACAGACCGAGATTGCCGTTTCCTCCCTCAGCAGCCACGTCACCGCAGTCTGGGAAGATAACAAGCTCTTCCGGGAGACCAGCGGGGTCGACGCCAAGATGATCGAGTCCCTGAACCAGCGCAATAGCGAATACGGTCCAGCAAAAATGTCCGAGATCCTACGACAGGGCGGCACCAAGGTCTTCATGGGGATAACTGGTCTCAAGATTCGAGCGGCTGAGGCATGGCTCTCGGACGTACTCTCTTCGGCCCGGCAGCGGTCCTGGCAACTCAAGCCCACACCGATAGCTGATCTGTCTCCGGAGGCCAGCGAGGGCGTCATCCAGAGCGCCATGCAGGAATGGGCAGCATCTCTACAGGATCCAGAGAACGCCATGGGACCCCAGCAGGTTAAGGAAACAGCCGGGAAGATGCGGGACAAGGCGCTCTCTGATCTCCAGGACGAGGCTACCGAACGCTCCGATCGCATGGAGATCAAGATCGCTGACCAACTGGCCGAGGGTGGCTGGAAAGACTCTTTCGATGATTTCATCACTGATGTAACGACACTGAAGGCCGGAATTTTGAAAGGACCTATACTTCAGCGTAAAACAAGACTCGTCTGGAAGAAGGCTGCTTTTGGTGGCAGGACCGTCCCTGTGACGAAAGTAGAGACCATTATGGTCTTCAAGCGGGTCAGTCCTCTGGACATATATCCTTCGAACGGAGCGGTCCATATCAACGACGGCTCTCTGATCGAGCGCGTCAAGTTCTCCAGGAAGAGTCTCCGGGATATGCGCGGTCTCAAGGGTTATAGCCAGAAGTCCATTGATCTCGCGCTCCAGCGATACGGAAAAGGTGGGCTGCAGACTCACACTCAGATCGACGGCGAACGTGCCAGGCTGGAAGACCGAAGCAATAACCTCAACCAGCAGAAGGACTACATCGAGGGTAAGGAATTCTGGGGGAGCGTACAGGGCCAGATGCTTCTGGACCATGGAATCTACGTTACCAACAAGAACAAGAAGATCGAGCCACAGGACGAATACGAGATCAACGCCATTCAGGTAGGCAGCTATCTGATCTATGTTGCGTTCAATCCTGATCCGCTCGGACGTCGACCGTATTCCAAGACCGGCTGGGCAAAGGTGCCCGGGTCATTCTGGTACATGGGGATCCCGGAGCTCATGAAGGATCTTCAGAGCATCTGTAACGGTGCAATCCGCTCTATGGTCAACAACCTGGCAATCGCGTCCGGGCCACAGGTCGTTATCAACGATATCAAGGCTGTGCCCCCGGGAGCCAATGTTACGTCGATGTACCCGTGGAAGATCTGGCAGTTTGTCCGGAAGATGCAGAGCCAGGGCAAGCCGATCGACTTCTGGCAACCCCAATCCAATGCAAAAGAGCTTTTGGCCGTATATGACTTCTTCTCCAAGCTCGCTGACGACTATACCGGAATCCCCGCTTACACGTATGGGAATCAGAATGTGGCCGGCGCCGGAAGGACCGCGAGCGGATTGTCCATGCTGATGAACAGCGCATCCAGAGGATTGAAGAAGGTGATTGCCCGGATTGACAAGGACGTTGTGGCCGACTGCGTGACCCGGATCTATGACTGGAACATGCAGTACGACAAGGACGAATCTATCAAGGGTGACGTCGAGATCCAGGCTGACGGGGCACTGGCCGTTCTCATACGGGAGCAGCTGGCCGCGCAGCGCATGGAATTCCTGCAGGCAATATCGAATAACGATCTGGCAAAACGGATTATCGGAATCGAGAGATTTGCGAATCTGCTCCGCGAGATCGTCGTAGTGCTCCAGATGGAGGAGAAAGACATTATCCCCGCAAAGGATGAGATTAAGGTCCTCGCAGCGGAGATGCAGAAAGAAGCCCAGGCGGCTCAACAAATGGCAATGGCCGAACAACAGCAGAAACAGAAGGCGGCTTAACCGCCCAAAAAGGAGACTGACATGAGGAAAATAGGTTTCGCAGTAGCAGTTCTTATGATCGCGACAATCGTAGCCCACGCGGCACCGTATGAGGATCTTGACCTCAACGTATGGCGCATCATCGGCACACAGGTCACGGCCAATGCGGCCGAGATCAACATTCTGGACGGCATGACGGCCACCACAGCAGAGCTCAATACGCTTGCCAAGTCCGGAGTTGAGGACGGCTTCCCGATGTCCTGGGATATCGAGAATGGAGTTTCGTTCTACGACACGTTCATCAACTGGTCAGTCGATACGGTTACAACCAACCCTACTGCGTGGACATATTCGGGTGACGTTCCCGGGTTTTCGTACCTGATGCCAGGAACTACAGGCGGCATAGCCAGGATCGCAACATCTACGGGTGACAACGACGAAGTTTACATCCAGCTCGGGTCAGAATACGACGAAGAGGCATTTGTGATCGTAACGAACTCTTCGAATAAGATGTGGTGGAAGGCCAGAGTACGCGCTGACAACACGAACTATGCCACGGCCTACTACGCTGGACTGGCTGAAGGCGGCTCGGCTGTCACGAACTTCCTGATCGACGATACGGGTGATCCGGCCGGCGTCGACCTGGCAGGTTTCCGCGTCTCCAGTAACACCAACAGATATTGGGACGTAATCTTCCGTCAGCAGGGATCGAACCTCATACAGAATACCAGCATTGTGAATAACAACGAGGACTGGCACGAATTCATGATCTACTTCGATGGAGTAACCAGCGTGTACTTCTACGCAGATGACGTAGCTGTCCACACAGCGGCCGTCGGAGCAGTGGCAACTGCCTTCCCGGTTGCCAAAGGACTCATGCCTATCTACGGCGTGAAAAACGGCGAAACCAATTGGCACAGTACATGGGGAGCTGAAGGTGCCGGTCTCGAAGTTCAATGGCATAAGATGGGACAGGAACTCTAGGCGATATGATCGACTTGAAGGAAAACGAGGAAGCGCTCTCAGCAGTCTGCCGGCTGCTGGGAGACTCCGATTTCGGGATATTCTTGCTTCATCTCAAGAAGTCTCGGGAATCAATTCGTGACGATAACGAGAAAGCAAACGGCAATGAAGTGTATCGGGGTAGCGGCAGATCATTAGAACTGTCTGAGTTGTTGGAAGAAGTACGCCAAGCCAAGAAGACGAAAACCGCGCTAGAGCAGGCGGCGAACGACATTCGGGCTGGGCAATTATAATAACGGGCTATGCTGGCATACCCGGAAGGGCGCCAGCGAAAAACGCATACCCGGAAGGGCGCGTGAGAGGAAAGTGAAATGACGATTGCAGAAATAGATAACGCGATACCAGAAAGTGTGAGATTGGCAGCAGAGAATGCCAAGGAGCTTGAGGACCAGATGGATCGTGAAGCAGCGGGAGCCCCGCCGCCGGATCCTATGGAAACGCCTGATATCAAAGAGGGGCAAGGATTGACGCTTCCCCCAGCAGACGCGCCTCCGACGCCGGCACCTGTTCATGCCAGGCCAGCAAAGAGTTTAGCGCAAATGGCAGGAGTCAAGACTGCAGCTTCTCAGCTTCCCCCCCCAGTGGTACCGGCAGCTCCGGCACCAGTAGCCGCGGCACCTACACCAGGCGCAACAGCAGCGACAGATATGGCGACTCTGCAGGCTGAGAATCGGAAACTCCAGCAGCAGTACGCTACGCTTCAGGGCAAACTCTACTCCGAAGTGCCAGCACAGGCCGAGACGATCAGGGATCTGAAGGCTACCCTCGCACAGAACAATGCGGAGATGGCCGAACTCAGAGAGATGGTCAAGGGCTCCCAGTCGCCTGACTGGAAGAAGAACCTCAATGAGGATGAGCTGGCAGAGTATGAGACCCCTGAAGATGCGCTGGGCACCTCCGGCAAGGTGGCCGTGGCAGTTGCCGACTCCAGGCGCAAGAAGGAACTCGACGAGATCAGGGCCAACCAGAATGAGTTTAACGAAAAGCTCGATAAGTCGATGGCAGCGCAGGAAGCAAATGCCGCGAGCGCATCCGAACAGACGTTCTGGCACAAGGTCGACGGACTCTGCTCTAACGCCTCAGTCATTAACGAGACTGACGAATTCAAGCTGTTTGTTAAGACGCCTGATCCGATTACGGGTCTCACCTATCTGCAGCGAGCTAAGGCTGCAATGGATGACAACAACTTCGAGGGCGTAGCAAAGGTTTTCCGTGAGTACAAGACGCTCACCGGGATGACAGAAGACATAGACGGACAGGTGGAAATCCAGATTAAGCCGGAATCGACGGCGGCGACGGTCCAGCCAAAGGGTGAAGACGAAGCACCCATTGTTTACCGCTCCCAGATCAATCAGTTCCAGAAGGACTGCATGACTGGTGAGTACGGACCGGATCCAGAAGCGAATTCGGATGCGATGGCGATACAAGACGTAATAGAAAGTGCCGCAATGGCGAATCGAATCGTAGAGGACGGCTAACGCCCTCTGCCTTCGGTACGCTCGATCGGCGTAAACAAGAAAGAAGGAGGTACTATAAATGGCCTACCCAACCGCAGCAGGTATACGGAACATTCAGGCCAGCACAATGCGCTACGTGCCGGAGATATGGTCAGGCAAGTTGCTGATCAAATTCTACGCGCGGACAGTGTGTGGTGCTATCTGCAACACCGACTACGAAGGTGAGATTGCGGATCAAGGTGATACGGTGTATATCCGTACAACACCGACGATCAATATCCGTGATCATCAGAAGGGCCAGGCTCTCCAGTACGATCAGCCGACCGCAGCTCCGGTCACTCTACTGATCGACAAGGGGAAATCCTGGGCTTTTGCCACCAACAGGGTCGATGAGAAGCAGACGGATATCAAGAAGTACACAGAGAAGTGGACGGAAGCCGCTTCCAAGGATCTGAAGGTCGCAATCGACCAGGACGTACTGGGGGATGTCTATTCCTCGGCAGATTCTTCAAACTACGGTGCTTCGGCTGGCGCGATTTCCGGCAACATCAACCTCGGTGTTGACGGTGGTACGTCGGTTCAGTTGTCCAAGTCCAATGTTCTCGACAAGATCGTTGAGTGCGGACAGGTCCTTGACGAGCAGAATGTACCCGACGAGGGTCGCTGGCTTGTCGTTCCGGCATGGATGTGTTCCATCATCAAACTGTCGGATCTCAAAAACACCCAGATCACGGGTGACTCGGTATCTCCTCTGAGGAATGGCCGAATCGGTGAGATCGATACATTCACCGTCTACAAGTCGAACAACCTGGGAACCAGCACAGACGGCGCAAGCGCTACTGCAACCCATGTCATCTTCGGCACCAAGCATGCGATCACGTTCGCATCACAGCTCACAGAAAACGAGAGCATAGCTAACCCGTTCGCATTCGGGCGCTACTTCCGTGGCCTGCAGGTCTACGGATTCAAGGTTGTGAAGCCCGAAGCCCTCGGCTGGTTGTACTGCAAAAAGGCATAATTGACTCGGGTGTCTTGAGGGAAGTAGGCAACTAAACGCCTCTTCCCTCGGCCCGGTCTTTGATTTAGAAACAACAAGATTGGAGGTAGCACAATGGCTACAGTTATCACAGACCAGTATCAGACCATGGAAAAGAACGGTGCACCGGCTCTCGGTCGGATTCCTCGTCTTATTCAGGCAGACATCACGCTTGGCGGCGTTTGCGATGGGGCCGGCGAGGCAGTACAGGTATTCAAGTTCGTGGGCAGGGCCTTGGTCCTGAACGCTGGACTCGAGGTGGAAACGCCGACGACCAACTCCATTACCGCATCTCTCGGGATCGGTGGTGGTGGCGGCAGCGCAACTGCGTTCCTCGGTGAGAGTGACGTGAGTGCCGCAGCCGGAACGGCCTATAGCGGTGGTCAGGGCGTGGCAAACGTTATGATCGCGGCAGCCGACTACATGGACATCGAGGTCAGCGCTGACGCTGGCGCTGCTGGGAAAGTCCGTGTGTGGGCGGTTGTAATGGACGTCGAAGATACCGACGGCAGCTAATCATTCAGGGTGGACCCGGGGGGGACCTTCTCTCCCTCCTGGGTTCAGGGGAAGGGCCATGAAATGTCAGAAGATACCTTGGCAATGTCACACTTGCAGGATGTTAAGGACCTCAGAAAGAATATCGAGTGTCCTGCATTGCCAGCCGTTGCAAATGTCTTGGAGGACTGCGTGACTCATATCCTTGATACCCGCATCGATGTACGAGAGCTCAAGAAATACGTTCAGGACGAGTTACCCGACGCAATCATCAATAGGGCAAATGGAAATGCCGATGAGATTAGAATCGGACTCGGAGGCGGTAGAACACTTTCAGGTAAATGGAGCGTCGTAGCGCGATTCGTTATGGCGATAAGCATTTTTGGTGTGGCAATGATGGGAATATGGAATCTGGCAAAGGACCGGGGCATAATCGGCCCAGGCACAGAAACGATGATGAAGACAATCGTAGCAGAAGCAGTTCAGGCAGAAATGGCCTCACTGAATACCGTATCGCCGAACAAATGATTTTGGATGCAAGATAAAGACGCTGGCTAAACAGGAGGTTGATTATGGGACATGGACCAGGAAAGAAGATGCCGGGACTCAAGAGACTCTGGGTAAAGAACATCGATACCGGGCACGTCACTCAGGCGCAGCCGAGACACGAGATGAATCCTAAGTTCATCGTGATTACTGAGAAGGAAGCCAGAGCCATTCAGAAGGCTCAGGACGACGAGAATCAGGCTCGGACGAACGATCACACAAGAAGGCCGGCAACGTCGGTATAACGGGCAACAGGGGCAATGACAGAAAGGTGGGCAAACGACATGGTTGAGCAGATTAAGCGGTACTGGTTGAGACGCAGGGGCACAGATTTTGTGTGCCAGCGTACTCGGGTTCTGGCGAAGAATGACGATATGATTCCTATTTCCGAGGAAGACGCCATGAAGATCCGTGCTATCAAAGACAATAAGGCATTGGATTGCCGGATTGCACGTAACGCGGGTATGGCGATTCCGACGAAGGAGAGCATCGACGACGCGAAGCACCGGGAACTGGTTGAGCAGGGATTGATCCCCGCAGACGAAGCGGAACTTGATCATCCTCAGATGCACGATCCGAATCGGGAGAAGACTCTTCTCGAGATGAACGAAGTGGAACTCCGGAAGAAAGCCTTTGAGATGAAGATTCTCATTGGTGACGAGGCTACTGCAGAGGATATCCGCGAGGAAATTAACCGCGCTACGGTCGTTCTCACCGGTCCTCCTCCGGAAGATGAGAGCCATACGGACTTCGCGCCAGAGGGTAACGACGACCTCAACCTCATGAACCACAAGCAGCTGTTCGATGAGGCTGGCAAGGTGGGAGTGGTTAAAAAGGGCGATAACGCTACTCTGCGGATACAGATCCGTCAGGCACGTAAGGCGCAACTGGAGACAGCCGGCGTATGACAGGCACAACCCTCATTGATAACAGAGTCAGGGAACAGGTTTCGGATGCGAAGCCTGATTATCGCTATTTAGAGGCGAAGATGCTGACATACCTCAATGAGGGTCTGAGTGATATGTGGTCAAGACGGTCAGAGTTTTTCTATAGCGAGTCCGTCTTGGTCGCGTATCCGGGAGATATAGCATCGCTTGGTGCGGATCTCCCGATCTCAGTACATGGCTACAAGGCCATTACAGATTACGTGTGTTACCGAATCTTTCAGGAAACGTCCGAAGATACCGACAACGCAGCCAAAATGATGATGCACCTGAATGACTACGAAAGGGTCATGGCAGCATGAGTAAGACCAGAAACATAACGGCGCTGTACCCAAAGATTACGCCATGGTTGCCCGGCGTAGATGGAGCGAAGCCACTACTTCTCCAGACCATGCGGGATGCCATCATCGAGTTTTGCGAGCAAACTCAGGCGTGGACTTGCACCATGGATGCTATTCTGGTCCGTGAAGACGTGGTTGACTATGACCTTGAGAAACCCAGCTACGCCGAAGTCGAGAAGATCAAGAGTGCCACGATCGATGACGTTACGCAGTTGCCGACTCGGGACTATACAATGCCGAACCGGTGCGCGTACCAGATGGTTTACGAGCCGACTGCCGATACTGCATCCGATCAGGACGGGCTGATAATCGAGCTGGTCCTCAAGCCGACAGATGAGGCTTTACTTGTTCCCGATGATCTGTACCGAGCCCACAATCGCGCCTGGGCATGGGGAACGATCGCCACAATGATGGATATGCCGAAGAAGTCATGGACCAACCCGAACAGAGCCCTGTTCTTCTGGGACAAATACTGGACATTGGTATCCAGCGCCCGTGTCGACCAGAACCGCGGGACCATGAATCAGGAATTACAGGTCAGATCCCCGCATCAATTTGCAGCTACCGGCCGCGGTGACGCAGAATACTCGAAGAATCCGAACACATTTTAAGGAGATACCATGGATGCTCTGATATTTCATTCCAGCGACGATCTCCAGAGCCTTGACCTGAGACTGGGCGATATCCAGTACGACTGCTGGCTCGACATTTCGGACTCAACGACCGTTGCGTACTGGAAGTTCAGGCAGAAGAGCTCAACAACCGTACTTGCCAGCGGGAAGACCGCGAAGCTCTGGACAGGCAATACTGGGTACTGCCGGCTGACATGGGGTGACACCGACCTCGACGGTCTGGCTGCAGGAATGTACGAGCTTGAGATATGCACCTGCTTCAGCGTTACGACCGGGACCATCACCGGCGCTACGGCCGCAAGCCCGTGTGTGATTACCGATGTAGCGCACGGCCTGACCACAGGGGATGAGGTCTATATCAGTGGGGTCCTAGGGATGACCGAGCTGAACGGCGATATCTATACCATTACCGTGATCGATGTGGATTCTTTCTCTCTCAACAGTATCGACGCCAGCGCCTACACGGCATACACGAGCGCCGGGACATGGGAGAAGCTGGCCGGGAAGCTGACCGCGAACAAGTATTTCTTTGAGGGCGAGGAAGACACGAACTGGGATAGCAGATCCATCCCTATCAGAATAGTCGCAGATTTCTAAGGAGGTCCACAGATGACATGCCAGGATGCCAACACGGGGATAAAAGTACAGGTCTCAAGCAAGGCCGCGAATACTGCGTTCAGCATTGTCCGGTCCGGGACCGGCAACACGCGGACACTCACGATCTCGACAGATACCGCAGGCTCCTACCTATTCCGTATCTGGCTGGTAGATAGCGCGACCGATCGCACGATCACACAGCAACCACCGAGCGAGGATCAAACGACTGTCTGGTTCAAGGAGACGCTTTCCACCGGGATTCTGACCCACACGGTTGTTCATAATGGGACGCAGAACTGGTACATGAAGGCCGTACTGATAGGGCCGGTTGCAACCTCTGATATTCTGCAGTACACGTAAGGAGTTTGATATGAGAAATGGAATCATTGCTGTCGCGCTGCTTCTGGCCGTTACAACGGCGAGTGCTCAGAGTCTCAACGTAGTGCCGTCTTCGGACGTGCTGGCTTCTGCCTATGCCGGCAGCGGATCATCCAATCGTACAGGCGTGGCGCTTACGAACTTGATTACCGTGCTGGGCACCAGAGAGTGCAATGTCGTTATCGATGGTGGCGAGTGGCTGGTTGCGAACAACGTGACATGGCCGACGAACATCACCGTTACCATGACGCCAGGCTCATACTTCAACATCACGAACAGCACGGTCATGAACTTCGAGAGCAACAGCCTGATCGCGCATGAGTGGGTTGTCTTTACCGGACTGGGCACGGCTACCGGCGAGGCATCCTTTGTATGGCGTTATCCGATCTGGGGCGATATAGGGCGATTTAACATTGGAGACGGTCTTCTCGGAACGAACGTGTGGGACTCGAATTACACCATGACCGACGGAACGACGTTCACAGCAAAGGACTTTGTGGCTGGAACAGCGGACGTGTACCGACTCGAAGCGGATATCTTTGATATGGGTACTGGGCTTGTAGACGTAGTTGTCGGCGGCACAGGCGACTTCTACCGGATTGAGTCAGATACCTTCGATCTGGCTACCGGACTCGTTGATATCGTCAAGGGCGGGACTGCCGATGTTTACCGCGTAAATACTGAAGTGCTTTATATCGACGGCCAGAAGTGGGGCGTTCAGGCTTCAACCAACATTGCCATTGCCACGAATCAAAATAGGGCTGCTGTGATAGCTATCATTGGCGGCTTATATAGGTATCTACCGGCACTTACTACCGTAACGATGACGTGGGCTGATGGTACGCATTACTATGATGGAACGATCAGCTTCCAGGGTTTCTTTGGGGCAGGGCAGTTCATACTTCAAGGGAATACCGCAGAAACCAATTCTGTTTTACACTCGAATCAGACTGCAAGGATTGTATGCGGGTTAACGAATGGAGCTGCCCTTACCGTCGGCAATAATGATTGTAACTTCTCTATCAAGAATCTGTATATCGCCTCATCTAATGTGAATAAAGGCCTTGAGGTTCTTGGCAACCAGTTCGGGTCAAGGTTCAACACGATCAGTGGTTGCTACATAAAGTCCATAGCCCCCGATCCACAGCGAACAAATAATGCTCCACTTATAGCTGTTTACAACGGGAGCGCTTCCATCAGCCACTGCATGTTCGAGTGGGGCGAGAGCGCTATAGAGGCTGAACGATTCGGCCATATCTACGTTGTATCGAATAGGGCCATAGGGGTGAATTATCCCGACTATGGACTAGCAGCCAAGGCAGGCGGCGTGATTGCCACGAATGCCGAACAGCCCGTAGGCGCGACCGCTTCGGAACACGCTACATTCGGCGGCATAATCAGGTAAGGGGAATGAGAAGTGGAATTCATACCGAAAGGATTCGATGGGCTTATCCCCAAGCTGGAGCCCCGGACACTTGGCCGTACTCAGGCACAGGTAGCCGAGAACGTAGATCTCCGGGAAGGCCACCTCGGGGCTATTGAAGAGCCAAGCCTCGTTCAGAACCTCAGCGCCGATACCATCCGCGTCTATAACTGGAACAGCTCATGGCTGGAATGGTCTACCGACGTCAACGTCGTTGAGAACCCGATTGCCAATGACGCCTACGACCGTATCCACCTGACAGGTTCAGGCACCCCCAAAGTCTACGGGGTTGTGGCCTCAGTTGAATACAAGCTCGACCTGGGAGTCCCGAAGCCTACGAAGACGCCACTCGCTACGGCAGTCCAGAAGGCAGCAACGGTCTGGACCCGGACATGGCGCTACCAGTACGAGGACCCGACGAACGGAACGATCTATCAAGAGGCTGTTCTGGTTGAAGGTACAGACGTAATCGAAGTGATTTCCGGAAAGCAGTACACGTTGGCTACGCTTCCGACCCGAATAGCTGGAACGCCGGCAAGCGCCCGATTCATCCTCTGGGCTTCTGGGACCGATCAGTACGGCTCTGATCTGGGACGGGTTTACCCGGATATCAGCAGCTATGCCAATGATAAGCGCTACCCGGGAAACAGTGATCTGTTTGTAGACGGGGCACAGGTCACGGGAGGCCAGTACACTCGATCAGGATCCCCGAATGTTACATTCAACTTCGTCTATGGTACTTCCAGAGCCAGCGAGTACAAGGTTGAGCGAGCGTATGTCTACACCTTCAAGAGCATCTTCGGGGAAGAAGGGCCTCCCAGCGAGCCGTCAGTAATCAAGGCTGTTGATCCGAGTCAGGACTGCACGGTATCTAACTTCGATACTAGCGTGGTCGGGAACTACAATATCACCACAGTAACCGTCTACAGGACCGTCACGGATGAGAACGGACACGCAGCCTACCAGTATGTGACAGAGTTCGATATCGGTGGATCAAGCTATCTAGATGAGCTTCCAAACTCCTCGACCGGAGAGATATTGCAGACAACCGGATGGGTAGCACCTCCCGCGGATCTCGCCGGCATGGACGTTCACGGATCCGGTGCGGCCGTAGGATTCTCCGGGAATGACCTGTACTTCTCGGTCCCGTTCTATCTGCATGCCTGGAAGGTGAACTTCATCCAGTCAATGAAAGCCCCGATCGTCTCAATCGGCGTCAGCGATACCACCGTGATAGTCGCTACCACCAAAGGCATACAGGTCGTAACCGGCTCACACCCGGATTCCATGAGCATCGACGACGGCAACATGCAGCAGCCCTGTAAGAATAAGCTCTCCATGGTCAACGTGAACGGCACGATCGTCTACGCATGTCCTGATGGCCTGGTCGGATACCAGGGCCATGATGGCGCAATGCTCACTAACAACTACTACACAGAGATCCAGTGGGCCGATATCAATCCGGGCTCGATGTTCGGTACGGTCCACGATCAGCAGTATTTTGCATGGACCAGCTCAGATTCCATCATATTCGACTTCCAAGAGTCCAGAGATGCGCTCACAACCACCACCGTAACGCCCGTGGCTGTCTATTCCGACATTCCGAATGATAAGCTGTACCTGATCGTGGACAACGCCACCTCGGGCAACAGAGAGCTTCAGCTATGGCGCGGAGGTAGCACGAACCTCAAGCTCCGCTGGAAAGGCCGACTCCTGCAGTTGGGGCAGCCAGAAGACCCGCTATTCTGTCGGACAGTGGCAGATTCCTATACCTCGATCGACGACGTTCGCTCAGACGATGACATCACGCTCAATATTTACGCCAAGACAGTCCTGGTCAAAACAGTCATCCTGTACGATGACGCTGCGCGGTGGGTACCGGAGCTGAGGCGGGAGAAGACTTGGGAGTTCGAGGTTACGGCCAAAGTGGACGTTCACGGCTTGGGCATTGCAGCATCTATGAAGAAACTGAAAGCGATCACCAATGAGTAACGAATCAGCCAGAGGGATACCGAGCGGAGGAAATGCCTTCAAGGATCTCAAGGAACGCGCTTGGGCTCTCAAGGTGGAGGAAATGCTCGAGATCCTTATCGGTACTCGCGGGAACGTAGAAGACCAGGCCATGACGTGGCGTAAGATGATCCTGCTTGGATTCGCATTTCTCAAAGATGAAGATCTGGTCAAAGACCTTTCGACTACCGACGCCTTCTCCGTCCAGATAGCAGAGACATACGGATGGAATGGAATGTTCGCAGCGGTCGACGAAACCGCATTGAAGACCGTTAATGTCAGCGTGGTCAATGGCGAGGTTCAGGGATGGGCCGGCGCGTTCACGGCAGTTGATACCGCTACGAACCTGAGTACCAGAATAACTGTATCCAGTGGTCTTTGCAGTCCAGACGGAGCATACGCAGTGGTAAATCCGATCAACCCTCGGGCAACTGTAGACATGACAATCACTCTCGGAAGGATATTGACAGTAATATGAAGAAACTCCTTTGCACTTTGCTGGTAATGATGGTGGCTACCGGAGCAGTAGCTCAGTCCACGAACGTCAAGATCTATTTTGGTGATACAGACGGGACGCAAGTCAGTGGCCCTTTCCTGATGACGAACCCGAGTAACAGCTTCTTTGGGACAATCGTAAACGTGGAGACTGCGGACGTTGTGGAAGTCCAATGGCCGATGGGCGATGCTATTACGAACGTGGTCAGCGATATCACGACCAGTAACCTTTACACCATTCTGACCTCCAAGGGTTCGCATGACCTAGCGGCGGCGGCGAGCGTAAGTTCGGGCTGGATAACTACGCAGGCTGTGCATACTACTGAAATTGCATTACTCAATGCCGACTGCACAAACATTTACTACGTCGCCCTATGCGGTGATGACGCCAATACCGGACTCAATCCGCAGTTTCCGAAACTCACAATTCAGTCAGCACTTGATGCCGCAGAAATAGTCGAACTAGCAGGCGGCGGGCGGCAGAAGATTCAGATAGGCGCTGGGGAGTGGACAGAAGATAACACCCTTCCAAAGGGGATATTGTTTTACGGGTCAGGAGACACGGCCACAAGGCTTGGTGGATCGCTGACTACCGCAACCAATCTTGTAGGCGGCACAACCATAGGCGACTTTGCTTTTACGGCCACGGGCACAACGGGGGCCAAGTATGTAGTCCCTGATGGCATGGATGACACTGTGAACATCCGTCTTGCTAATGTCCAATTTGTCTTTTCGTCGCTGACAAACTTTACGGCTACTCCTGTCCATCTTTCGAGTGGCAATAATATCTTTGACGCCGTAGGCTTGAGTGCCCCGAGTGCCGACTTTACAAGTATGGCAGATTCGTCTGGCTCATTCTTGGTGGGTACCAATACCGCTGATTTGTCTGTCAACTATTTCCAGGTCATCATGGAGAATCTGAACCTTACCAACGGCACCATGAACATACTTGAGTTCACAGGCGGCACAGGAAATATCCGTATCAAGAATAGCTCTATGGATATCACCCTCACCAATTCATTTGACGGTGAGTTTAGGGGGCTGAAATTCTCTGCGCCAAGTGGTGAGCATCAGATCATCAGTTGCGATATTGACATAGAGGGTGTTGACGATACGATGGGTGACGTTGATGGCGTCCATGTGAGTGACGGAACGGTGCGGGCCGCATTCTGTGAGATCAACATAGACGGCTTCCTTGACAGTCATTCATACCACCGGACGGCAAACACAAACGCGCAGCTGATTGTCAACTTTTCCAGTGACACAACTGAGTATGAGGTAGACGGCACTGATACATTCCTCGACTATATTGGCTCCCCGCAAGATGGCCTGTTCAGGACTCCGCTATTCCAGTTTGGACAGGATGGTCAGGTGTATTCAGCATTCCCTGAGTCACCTACGCTCATAGGGCATAACGGCACAGGATGGGTGAGTTTCACAGAGAGCAAAAACGCAACCTTTGGCGAGGATGAGATATACAACAATCTGACGGCATTCGCAGACGGAACTGAATACAGCATTCAGGACAGTGACGGCAAGCTGATGGGCATCACGTTCACGGTTGATAATTGGACAGAGGCAAAGGGTGACGGGGAGAATGCGGCTGGTACGCTGTTTCCTAAGAGTGCAATCAAGTCACAATTCCGTACAGCCGCAGACGACTCAACCGCAACCATAGCAATCACAGGGCTGGAGATCGGCGAGACGTACTATCTCGACATACTTGCCAGCGCGAAAGATGCCAGCAAGGATTGCACAGATCAGGACTTTTGGGTAGACGTGGCCTATACCGGAACTGTCGATACGGTAGACAACACTGACAACCTTGTGGTGCTTACCAACGTGGCCGCCACCGCGTCTATGACCCTGTACTGTACTAGCCCTAATGCAGGTGAGCGTGCATGGATCAACGCTCTCAGGATACGAGGACCGCAGGGTGAAGGGCTTGACGAACGATACCTGCGCCTTGACGGGCAGGAGGCAATGACGGGCGACGCAGACGCAGGCGGCAACACATGGACAAATCTCGCAGACGGTACAGCGTCGGATCATGCGGCAACGTATGGGCAGTTGGGCACAGTTAGCAACAAGGTGGTCGGCGTTGACGGGCGTAAGCTGATTGATGCTGCGGCGGTTGATTCCCTCGATTGGGAAACACGCGAAACATACGATTCATCGGACGTGGCATCGCTGAACTATGACGGGCGTAAGCTGATTGATGCTGCGGCG